TGATCGCCTCCAGTATACCACGAGATTCACATTAAGAAATAGTTTCGAAGTTGTCTTAATTCATAGTTCCATTATAAACCGAAATGGCCATTTCCGTATTGATAAAAGAATTTTCCGCACCCCAAACATTGAAAATCGCTTGATATATGGACTTTTGAAGCACATTGCTTCGAGGGTCCATTTTTTATTTTTCGGTAAAAAGCTATTTGTGCATTTTCCATACCTCATTTCCTAAAGCGCAGAATGCACAACATTTGAACGGTAGGTTAAAGGGTATCGTTCTATAGTTTGGTAATCGTTCATGATTTAGATCCTAACAGATTGTTCACATTTTACTTGACTTTAAGTTAAAATAGAGAATGCGAGGTGCTTAAGATGAATATGTTGGAAAAAGAGAGTATTATTCAAATGACAGGCGGATTACTAATTAGATACTTTACAGAAGAAATCCCATTAGGATATCCTTTTTCTTTTGAAAAATTCAGAGATAATGTAGCTTTTTTTATATTACATCGGCAATATTTCGATGGATCTAAAAAAAAATCATTACGTCAACATAGAGGCAATGATAATGATGACCAGAGAATGATGGATAGCCGTTACATAAAAAAAATTAATCATAATAGAGATGAATTACGCAAAGATATAAAAGAAAGAACTGGAATTGAGATAGGTGCACTATCTGTAAGTGATATGTCTTCAATAAAAAATAAGATTTCAGGTTATGCTTTAACTAAGATGCAATATGAAGAATTACAAAATCTAGAGAACATTTCTTTATTTGAAGCAATGAGAAGTAGAAGAATATGCGATGTCAAAAAAGTCTCTATAACAGATTTTCATGCTTATATGCAGGAATATGATAAATTAATCCTCAGATATACTGATATGTTAAAAAGTGATGATGAGAATGTTATCTTTGCAACATTAGAATTATTTAATATAGAATGGAAATATAATATTGAATTTTTTTATACTTGTGCATCATATATGGAAGAACATTCATTAAAAGAAATACCTGCTAATAAATTAGGGATGTTGTGCGGCAAAGTTAATTTTATAGATAATGAAGGAAATAACATTCATACAGATAGTAGGTTTGTTCTTGGAAGACAAGAAATCGTCCCCATGTTATTTAGTGAAGACGAGCAAGAGTGGGGTAAGATTACGATTAAGATAAGGGAATACTTGAAAGCTTCTATGTGTTTAAGACAAAAAGTAATTCCACGATGTAAAAAAATAGATGATTTTTATAAAAACAAGCCAGTACATGAATGGGTTAATTTTTTACATGAGAACTATGATATGCAGAAATTATATGTAAATAAGGAATGGAATAATAAAAAAATACGCTGTTTCCGTAACATATGTAGATCAATGATAGCAGAAGATGTACCGTATTAACAGCAATTGATAAGGGTTGTTAAATTCTAAAAGAGCGGTGGTTATGTTGACAAAATCAATATAACCACCGCTCTTTTTTTACCCTTTCCCCCAAAAATCCTGAATTTCGTTCTTAAATGGAGGAGTTCAAGTTGAGTTAAAATTATTTTAGCCCGGGGCTGACTCAGGGTAAAAAAAAAGAAAATCATGCCGTAGAGCGCGCGATCTAGGCAGGATATCAAATACAGTTCTCTCCCATCCCATTAGGGTAGGAGGGATCTGTGAGAGATACCCTTCCTTTGCTGTGCGCTCTTTCTGGCTTCAAGCAGGCTTGTGTATCTCAAACACAGGCCTGTTTTTCATATCTTGCCGATGATCGTGTCTCCGGCGAGGAGGCAATCATGAAGCTGAAGATAAGATATGAAAACACTTTTCAGGAAATCGAAGTAGAACTGCGTGAAATGGAAGGGTGGCTGGATATTTCGGTGGAATCGGATGAACCAATAGGTGATAGAGAAAAACGAGTACAGGAAACGATAGATATACTCTTGAATCGCCCGGAATACAATAACTGGCATGCAATGGACCGGCACCGCGGTGTACCTTCAAAACCGTATCGGAAGGATGACCAGGATGCAGATGATACCGATGGCTTGAGTTATATAGAAGACACCCGTTACTCAAGATGGCTGGAAGAAAAAGAAGAATATGACGCCACTTGTAGTGATGTAAAAAAAGCATTAACAAAGAAACCCCAATGGGCTGCAGCTGTAATTGCTGTGGACATCGACGGAGAAAAGGTACGGGATTATGCCAAAAGAATCGGTGCCAATGAAAACAACATCACCCAGAAGCTAAAGCGGGCAAGAAAAAAACTGCAGGAAGTTTTTGGAAACCGTCAGATTTGATGGATTGCCGTGGCTACAAAGTGGGAGGCAACTCCCAACTACATACAGGGAGGTCAGCAAGATGACTGATATGAAAAATTTTATTTATAACGGAATGAACGTGCGTACGGCTGTTGTAAACGGGGAATCCTGGTTCGTAGCTGCGGACATATGCCGCATCCTGGATATCGGCAATCCGAGCGATACACTCTCGAGACTGGATGACGATGAGAAGAATACCCTCGTTTTAACCGAGGGTATTCCGGGGAATCCCGAAAAACGTGTGGTCAATGAAGCAGGTCTCTACACGCTGATTCTCAGAAGCCGGAAACCGGAAGCCAGGGCATTTAAGCGTTGGGTGACGCATGAAGTCCTTCCAGCCATCCGAAAAACAGGCATTTATGCTACAGAAGCCATCCTGGATAATCCGGATCTTGCGATTGCAGCTCTTACAAAGCTTAAAGAGGAACGGAATAGGGCAAGGGAACTGGCACAGATAAATGCCGCTCAACAGCAGCAGATTGCGGAGCTCCGGCCAAAGGCTACGTACTACGATCTGGTCCTGCAGTGCAGGGATCTGGTGAACACATCGACCATTGCCAAGGACTATGGATGGTCTGCAAACCGCATGAACCAGTGGCTCCATGAACACGGGATCCAGTACAAACAGGGCAATATTTGGCTGCTTTACCAGGCTTATGCTCCCATGGGATACACCTCGACAAAGACCTTCAATATCCCGGACGGAAACGGCGTACTGCATAATCGTGTCCATACCTACTGGACACAGAAAGGTCGGCTGTTCATCTATCGGCTGATGACTGAGGAAGGAAACTATCCCCTGATCGAAAAGGAGTGTGGCATTTATGGACATGCATAACCAGGAACACTATCCGGATCCTACTCCGCAGAGAGCCCTCAGTGCTGTCGAAGCCCAGCGGAAGGCACTCCGGGCTTACCGGCCTCTCGTATATATCTGTTCCCCGTATTCCGGGGCAACGGATAAAAATATCCTGGCAGCAAGGCGGTACTGCCGCTTTGCCTTTGAAGAAGGGTACCTGCCCTTGGCTCCGCATCTCCTCTTTCCCCAGTTCCTGGATGACCGGGATCCAAAGGAACGGGAGGCAGGGCTCCATTTCGGCAACATCCTGATGGGCCTTTGCCGGGAAGTGTGGGTGTTCGGGAATACCATATCTCCTGGCATGGATGCGGAGATTCGGCGGGCCAGATGGAAGAACTATCGGCTGAGATTCTTTAACGAAACCCTCGAGGAGGCAGAAAGATGAGATTTACGATTTACACGGCTGACTGTACCGGCAACGAACGAAATGCCATATATCCTAATAAAGCAGTCATCACAAGCAGCAGGGAACTGGGGACGGCTGCTGCTTTCGACCACGTTTGTGCGGCCTATAAGGACAACTACCGGAGCCGGGATAACTTCCTGGCTTCCGATGTGGCGGTGATGGACTGCGACAACGACCATACGGAAAATCCGAAGGAGTGGGTGACGGGAGAAAAGCTCCTTGCCATGCTGCCAAACGTGGCTGTGGCCATCGTCCCGTCCCGGAATAGCGGGAAAGCCAAGGAAGGCCGGAAAGCCCGGCCCCGGTTCCATGCGTATTTTCCCATCACCGAAGTGCAGGACGAAAAAGCCTATACGGCCCTGAAGCAGGGGATCCGGGAAGAGTTTCCCTTCTTCGACGCCCAGGCTCTGGATGCAGCCCGGTTCCTGTATGGCACGGAAGTGGTGCCGGAAGCTATCTTATGGCAGGAAGGGAAGCAAACCATCACGGATTTTCTGGCCGGCCTGGGACCTTTGGAACCCGACCAGACGGAACCTCCCTTCTATACTGGGAGTTCTATCCCGGAAGGCAACCGGAACAACACCATGTCCCACTTTGCCGGCCGGGTGCTGAAGCGGTATGGGGATACGGAAAAAGCCTACGAAGCCTACCTGCAGCGGGCTGAGAATTGCGAACCGCGGCTTCCGGAAAAAGAGCTGGACACCATCTGGAAAAGTGCCCTGAAGTTCTTCCGGAACAAAATCCAGCAAAGCGAGGGGTATGTGCCCCCGGATGAATACAACAAAGCTGTTGGCCACCCGTCCCTCCAGCCGGATGACTTCTCGGATATCGGGGAAGCCAAAGTCCTGGCCCGGACCTGTATGGGACGCCTTCGGTACACCAGTGCTACGAAGTACATCGCCTACGTGGGTAATCACTGGGATGAAGATGAACATAAGCCCCTGGGCGTCATCGAGGACTTCATGGATGACCAGCTGGCAGACGCAGAAGAAAAGATCCGCCAGGCAGAAGATGACCTGACCGCCATCGGGATCTCCCGGGAAGACGTGAAGTCCAGAAGCAAGACCCTGGCCAACCAGATTCCCGGGGAAAAAGTCCATTTGCTGACGGCCCTTCTCAGCGCGGATGCTTACAAGAAATTCGTCATGAAAAACCGGAACTACAAGAACATTCTCAATGTCCAGAATGCCGCCACCCCCATGCTGGCCCTGGATGTTTCCGAGCTGGACTATGATCCGGAACTTTTGAACACCCCGGAAGCCACCTACGACCTTTCCAAAGGGATGCAGGGAAAACGGCCCCATGACCCGGATGACATGATCACCAAAGTCACCGCCTGCTCTCCCGGAACCCAGGGAGGAAACATGTGGCAGGAAAGCCTGGACCTGTTCTTCTGCAAGGACCAGGAGCTGATCCGGTACGTGCAGCAGATCGTGGGGATGGCCGCAGTGGGCCGAGTCTATGCCGAACAGATGATTATCGCCTATGGCGGCGGGGCCAACGGGAAATCCACCTTCTGGAACACCATCGCCAGGGTGCTGGGGTTGTATTCCGGCAAGATTTCCGCCGAGACCATGACCATGAACTGCCGGCGAAACGTAAAACCGGAAATTGCAGAACTGAAAGGGAAGCGGCTGATCATCGCTTCCGAACTGGAAGAAGGCCAGCGGCTCAATACGGGGATGGTGAAGCAGATCTGTTCTGTGGACCCCATCGAAGCGGAGAAGAAATTCAAGACTCCCTTCCATTTCGTCCCCTCCCACACACTGGTCCTTTACACCAACCACCTGCCGAAAGTGGCCGCCAACGATGACGGCACCTGGCGGAGGCTGATTATCATTCCCTTCAACGCCAGGATTACCCGGAAAAACGACATCAAGAACTATTCGGACTACCTGTTCGAACAAGCCGGGCCGGCCATTTTGAAGTGGGTCATTGAAGGCGCGGAAGCTGCCATCTGGAAGAAGTTCAAGATTGAGGAACCGGAAGCCGTGCGGAAAGCGGTAGAGAAATACCGGGAGGACAACGATTGGCTGGGACAATTCCTGGACGCCCATTGTGACGTGGATCCCTCCTTCACGGAGAAGTCGGGGGATTTATACCAGCAGTACCGGATCGTCTGTATGCAGACGGGTGAATACACCAGAAGCACTTCGGATTTCTATGGGAATCTGGAGAAGGCGGGGTTCTTCCGTCACAAGACGAAGAAAGGAATCGTTGTTCACGGGCTGCGGTTGAAAGAAGGACAGGATTTTCTGGACTAAAAGGTGCAGGTGGGTGCAGGTCTACTACTGACAGTCCTAAAGAAGAATTTTTTAAGAAGTTCTATATAAAGGTATGTTGAAGACCTTCACCACCTGCACCCCATGGGATTAATGGAAAATCTAAAAGGTGCAGGTGGGTGCAGGTCTACTACTGACAGTCCTAAAGAAGAATTTTTAAAAGAGTTCTATATAAAGGTATGTTAGAGACCTTCACCACCTGCACCCCATGGGATTAATGGAAAAATCTAAAAGGTGCAGGTGGGTGCAGGTCTACTACTGACAGTTCTAAAGAAGAATTTTTAAAAGAGTTCTATATAAAGGTATGCTGGAGACCTTCACCACCTGCACCTTATGAAAAGTGACAGTAGTGACACTCTCACCTGAAAGTCCTAAAGAAGATTTTAAAAAAGGATCTATAGAGAGGGTATGTTGAAGAGTGTCACCACCGTCACTCCCATACTGAAGGAGGAAAAGCGATGATCAACAAGAAAGAACGGACGATTGAACTGTACAAACTGGTGGGAGCCGAAATGCGGCTGTTCCGGACATTGGGTGGAAATCTTGCCATCCACATGTCTCAGGTCCTTTTGTCTACGGATACGGACAAATTCATGCGGGTCCTGCAAAAGATTGATGAAGTGCGGTCCCGGGCGGAAGACAATATGTTCCATGACCATCCGGAAGTCAGCAATAACTATCTGAATGTGTTTTACGGAGACCTGAAGCATGAACCCAGAACCCCGGTGGATGCGGAAGTGATGGCAAAGGCAAGGGAGGCAGCAGATGTCCTTTTTAAATGAGAAACAAGTAGAACTGAAGCTGGTGACGGAAACGAGGAAGAAAGGCGGACTGGCTGTGAAGTTCGTTTCCCCTTCCTTTTCCGGCATGCCGGACCGGCTGGTCCTTCTTCCTGGTGGGAAGCTGGCCTTTGTGGAAGTAAAGGCACCGGGGAAGAAACCACGGGTTCTGCAGGTGAAAAGGCACGAAAAGCTTCGGGAGCTGGGGTTCCGGGTGTTCGTCCTGGATGCCCTGGAAGATATCCTCGGGCTGCTGCAGACCATCGCGGAAGGAGGTGATGCCCAATGAAGTTCATACCCCATGCATACCAGACCTATGCCATCGAGTACATCAAGACCCACCCGGTGACGGCTCTCCTGCTGGATATGGGCTTAGGTTCGGCAAGACGGTGACGACCTTGACGGCTATTCGGGATTTGATGTATGACTCCTTTGAAGTCCACCGGGTTTTGATCGTGGCCCCCCTCAGAGTAGCGAGAGATACTTGGCCGGAAGAACTCCGGAAATGGGACCACCTGAAGGAGCTCACCTGCAGCGTGGTGGTAGGGTCCGTGACGGAACGGCGGCGGGCTCTCCAGAAGCCAGCAGACCTTTACATCGTGAACCGGGAGAACCTGGTGTGGCTTTGCAAGAACTGTCGGCTGGATTTCGACATGGTGGTCCTGGATGAACTGTCTTCTTTCAAGAACCAGCAGGCCCAGCGGTTCAAGGCCATGAAGGCCCTACGGCCCAAGGTAAAACGGATCGTGGGCCTCACGGGGACTCCCAGCGGCAACGGCCTTATGGACCTGTGGGCGGAGTTCCGGCTCCTGGACATGGGAGAGCGGCTGGGGAGATACATCAGCCAGTACCGGAACACCTATTTCCAGCCGGACAAACGGAACGGGATGGTGGTGTTTTCCTACAAGCCCTTGCCGGGAGCAGAGGACGCCATCTACAAAAAGATCGCGGACATCACCGTGTCCATGAAGGCCACAGACTATTTGCAGATGCCGGACCTGGTGCGTGTGAAAACCGAGGTTAATCTTTCGGACTCGGAGCGGAAGCGGTATAATGACTTCAAAAAGTCTCTCGTGCTGGAACTGCCGGGAGGCGAGGTGACGGCAGCCAATGCGGCCTCCCTTACGCTGAAGTTGACCCAGATGGCCAACGGAGCCATCTACACCGATGACGGAAAGACCATCCATCTCCATGACCGAAAGCTTGATGCCCTGGAAGACCTGGTGGAAAGCGCCAATGGCCGGCCGGTCCTTGTGGCCTACTGGTTCCGGCACGACCGGGAACGGATCTGTCAGAGGATGGAAGCCAGGGAACTGAAGGAGAGCAGGGACTTTGCGGATTGGAATGCCGGGAAGATCCCAGTGGCTCTCATCCATCCGGCTTCTGCCGGGCATGGCCTGAACCTGCAGCAGGGTGGGTCCATCCTGATTTGGTTTGGGCTCACTTGGAGTTTGGAACTCTACCAACAGACCGTGGCCAGGCTCTGGCGGCAGGGGCAGGAAAGTCGGACCGTCATTGTGCAGCACATTGTGACCAAGAGCACCATTGACGAACGGATCCTGAAAGCCCTGGAGAAGAAAGACAGTTCCCAGGCGGATCTCATTGAAGCCGTCAAAGCGGATTTGGAGGGAAAAGCATGAACGCGAAAGAGTACTTGCAACAGGGATTCTACCTGGATAAGAAAATAGAGAGCAATCTTCGGGAAGTGGCCGAGCTCCGGCATCTTTGCCTGGGCATCTCAGCAGCCGGGCTGGAAGAAAGCCACAACCCCAACCGGCCCACGGAAGCCCCCTTCGTCCGGACCATCGAGAAGATCTGGGAGCGGGAGCAGGAAATCAACCGGGAAGTGGACCGGCTGGTGGACCTGAAGTATGAGATTGGCCAGGTCATCGACCGGGTGGAAGACGAAGCCCAGCGGCTGGTCCTCCGGGACCGGTACATCCACTTCGATGCCTGGGAGGACATTGCCCGGAGCATGGGCAAAGGGATCCGGTGGATCTACGCCGTCCACAGTGATGGGGTGGCGGCCGTTGAAAAAATTTTGGAGGAGCGCAGTACATTGCAGGAAAATGCAGTAGATACACACTAGAATTCAATAGACCCTTCGTGGTATGATAGACTCACGAGAAAAGGAAATAAAGTGAAGCCTTGCAGGATGTAAGAATCCTACAAGGCTTTTTTTATGCAAGGGAGTAGACTTTTTCAGGAATCTTCCCCGTTTCTTGATATTCCCTAAAAGCATTATCAAGAAGCCGAAGGGCTATGAAATCAAACGTTTTTGTGTTGGCAGAATCTGAGTAAAATTTCCAGGCGAATCGAGAGTTATCTATTTCGATTAAACCTTTTTCCACTGCATTGCATACTATATCAATACAAGAAATATAGACGGGTTTAGTAACCAGCTTTTTCCTGCCAGATGGCATCTTCTTTATCTTTTGATGGATTTCTGGACCGACAAAACATTTCTTTGGGATCAGGATAGAACCATCAAGTGTGTAATCATCGTTCGTACATTCAGGAAGGTTCCAGTTGAAGGCACCATATGCGTAGAGCACATAGGTATTATCTTCATTTACTTTTTTTGCGATACCGCCGTAACCCAGACTCATGAGGTGCGCTCCTTCCCATTGTCTTTCTTATTTTATTGTAAGTTAAACCCTGTGAAAATACAATCGTGGGGTAGCCTTGCAGAGAAAATCTGCAGGGCTTTTTTGTTGCCCGAAAGGAGGTGACAGCGTTGCCCAGGAAACCCAAAAGACCCTGTTCCTACCCAGGCTGCCCGAACCTGACGGACGGCCGGTACTGCGAGAAGCATCAGAAGATCATCGCCAAGCGGTACGAAAAGTATGAGCGAAGTTCTGGTACGAAGAAACGGTACGGCAGGACCTGGAAGAAGATCCGGGATGCCTACGTGGCCAGCCATCCTCTCTGTGAGCTGTGTCTGAAGAATGGCCGGTACGTGGTGGCGGAAGAAGTCCACCATAAGAAGCCCCTGGCGGAAGGCGGGACCCACGACTGGAACAACCTGATTGCCCTGTGCAAAGCCTGTCACGCAAGGATTCATGCCCAAAGAGGAGATCGATGGCACCAAAAAGTCACAAGAAAAAGCGGACTATCAGAATGATAAATCTGAAACAAAGTTATATACCCAGGGGGCGTATGAATCTCTGGAAGCCCGGAAAGCCAGAACGGGCGAGGGGTCACGCGCGCAAAAAACGCGTATTCAAACAAGGTATTGACCCATGGAAATAAGGGGGGTGTGAAAAATAGCCAAAGACGGAACCATGCGGGGCGGACTCAGAGTCGGCCAGGGGCGGAAACCCAGGGCCCTGCTGGATAAACTGCCGGACAATCCGGGGAAACGGCCTCTCAAAGTGATGGACCTGCCGGAAGGGGCGGACCTTAACGGAGAAGATATGCCGGAACCCAAAGCCTACATGAAGGAAAAGCAGCGGAACGGCGGGAAGCTGGAAGCCGAAGAAATTTATCGGGAAACCTGGCTGTGGCTCAAGGCCCGGCACTGCGAAAAGCTGGTGAGCCCTCAGCTCATCAGCCAGTACGCCATGGCCGTCTCCCGGTGGATCCAGTGCGAACACGCCATTTCGGAATACGGGTTCCTGGCCAAGCACCCCACCACCAATGCGGCCATTGCTTCTCCATACGTGACCATGGGCCAGAACTACATGAAGCAGGTGAACCAGATCTGGTATCAGATCTACCAGGTGGTGAAGGAAAACTGCTCCGTGGAGTTTGCCGGCAACACGCCCCAGGATGACGTGATGGAGCGGCTGCTGCGGTCGCGGAAGGTATGACAGGGAGGAAAGTATGGAAAAAACAACCAAAGAGATGAAGCTCATCCCCATTGATGAGCTGATCCCCTATGTAAATAATGCCCGGACCCATTCCCCGGAACAGATCAACAAGCTCCGGGCCAGCCTCCGGGAATTCGGGTTCATCAACCCGGTGATCATCGATAAGGACAAGAACATTATCGCCGGCCATGGCCGGGTGATGGCAGCCCGGGAAGAAGGGATTAAAGAAGTGCCCTGCGTCCTGGTGGACTACCTTACCGAAGCCCAGAAGAAAGCCTACATCCTGGCCGACAACCGGATGGCCCTGGATGCCGGATGGGACGAAGAAATGCTGCGGGTGGAAATTGAATCCCTCCAGGGAGCGGACTTTGATGTGAGTCTCACCGGCTTTAGCGATGACGAAATCGCCCATATCTTCGATGAAGAAACAGAAGCCAAAGAAGACGACTTCAACGTGGAAGAAGAACTCCAGAAGCCGGTGTTTTCCAAAGACGGAGACCTCTGGCAGCTGGGAAAGCACCGGGTCCTGTGCGGGGATTCCACCAAGCCAGAAACCTATGCTCAGCTCATGGACGGGGTGAAACCCAACCTGGTGCTGACGGATCCCCCGTACCTGGTCAACCTTCGGAGCACCTCCGGGAAGATCAAGAACGATGACCTGAACGACCAGGAAGGGTACGAGTTCCTGAAGAAGGCATTCACCTGCTTCCATGAAACCATGGCGGCGGATGCTTCCATCTATGTGTTCTATGCCACCATGAAGGCCCGGGTGTTCTACGATGCCTTCGAAGATGCAGGCTTTAAGGTCGGGGCAGGGCTCATCTGGAAGAAGCCCAAAGCTCCCTTTATGCGTACCGATTGGAAGTTCAACATGGAGCCCATCATCTTCGGGTGGCGGAAAGACGGGAAGCACAACTGGTACGGGGACCAGAAACAGAAAGCGGTCTTTGAGTTTGACGGGATCAAGAACAGCAAGGAGGACGGCTTCGGCCACCCCTCCAGCAAGCCCGTGCCCATGCTGGCCTATCTGATCAAGCTGAGCAGCCAGATCAACGGGGTGGTGCTGGACGGGTTCCTGGGGTCTGCTTCCACCCTGATGGCCTGCGACCAGCTGGGCCGGATCTGTTATGGGGTGGAGCTGGAACCCAAGTTCGTGGATGTAGCGGTGAAGCGGTACCTGGCTTCCCATGAAACGGAGAAAGAAAGTGTGTATGTGATTCGGGACGGGAAAAAGTGCACCTACCAGGAAGTGGCAGGTGCGGAAAAATAAGTACAAAAAGGGCCACATTTTGCTTGCTATTATTCGCCTTTGGAGTGATTAATAACAGTACCAAAATACCCTAAGGAGGTACTAAAAATGAAGGTTGAATACTACAGACAAGGTGCAGCGAGAAAAGAACTGGTGCAGGCCATCAGCGACATTACCTGCACAAAGGCGAAATACCTGTTTCTTCCCACCCGGGCCTACCAGATCGGCAGCATTCGGGTGGAGGAATTCGGAACCGTGGAATGTGAAGACGCCGACCTTCTCCAAAAGGTGGTGAAGGAACTGGTGAACCTGGGAATCCAGCCTGCAGAACCGGTGGATTTTTTAGAGGAAACGACTCCGGAGACCACGGAACCGGTGGAGGAACCGGAAGAAACCCCGGAAACAGAATCGGCTCAGGATGATTTGGAACCAGCAGAAGAACCGGAAACGGAGGGGGCCGATACCCTGACCATTTCCCTGCCGGACGATCTGACGGAAGAGGAGTTTACCAAACTTCAGAACCTGGTGGCTTCCAAAGCTAGCCTTTTCAAAAAGGCCCTGGGGACCGATGACCTGACCATCCAACGCTCTGACGGGAAGATTTCTTTCCCATGGTTCCATGGAACTGACAGCGCCAGAGCCCAGGCCTATGCCAAACTGGTGACAGCCCTTTGCCAAATGGCCAAGAAATCCAAACGGATCATCGCCAAAGAGCACGAAGTGCTCAATGAGAAATACACCTTCCGATGCTTCCTCCTGCGGCTGGGGTTCATCGGACAGGAATACAAGGAATGCCGGAAGATCCTGCTGGAAAACCTCAGGGGATCGGCAGCTTATCGGGATGGGGTGAAATGCCATGAGATTTCTCAATAAAGAGATGCTGGAATTCCTGAAACGGGAGTACCCTGCCGGCACCCGGGTCCGGCTGATCCGGATGGATGATTCCCAGGCGCCGCCTTTGGGGACGGAAGGAGCGGTGACCGGTGTGGACGATATGGGGTCCCTTCTGGTGGATTGGGACAACGGATCCCACCTGAATGTGATCCATGGGGTGGATAAAGTACAGAAACTGAATAAAGAAGCAAAATAGTTAATAATTATTCTCAAAATCCCTTGCTATTATGTGCGTTTAGAGTGATATATACACATGCCAAAGAACACACAACCTTAGCGAAAGGATGACGAGAATTATGAAAACACTGCACTTCGGAATTGAAATGGAAATGACGGGGATTACGAGAGAAAAGGCTGCCAACCTGATGGCCGGTTTCTTCGGAACAGGCTGGGGAACCCACCAGGGCGGAGTCTACGACACCTGGACCGCCACCGACGACCTGGGCCGGACCTGGAAGGTCATGAGCGATTCCAGCATCCATGCCCAGAGAAAAGTGGGCGGCCGGATTGAAAGCGCCTCTACGGAATACCGCACGGAAGTGGTGAGCCCCATCCTTTCCTACGACGACATTCCGAAGCTGCAGGAAATGGTACGGACCCTGAGAAAAGCAGGGGCCATGGTGAACACTTCCTGCGGGATCCACATCCATGTGGGTGCCGAGAAGTTCACCCCGAAAACCCTGCGGAACCTGGTGAACCTGATGGCCAGCAAGGAAGACATGATCTACCATGCCCTCCAGATCGACCCGATCCGGGAAGGCAGATACTGCCGGAAAACGGATGCAGAATTCCTGAATGAACTGAATAAAAAACAGCCCAAGACCATGGAAGCCTTCGCCGATGTGTGGTACCTCCAGGCACCCTTTGGCAGAGAAAACCATTACAACAGCAGCCGGTACCACGGCCTCAACCTCCACGCCACCTTTACCAAAGGGACGGTGGAATTCCGGCTTTTCAACGGCACCCTCCACGCCGGGGAGATCAAGGCATACATCCAGTTTTGCCTGGCGGTGGCCCATCAGGCCCTGACCCAGAAGAAAGCCTCCTCCAGAAAGACGGAAACGGACAACGAAAAATACGCCTTCCGGTGCTGGATGCTCCGGCTGGGGCTCATCGGAGACGAATTCAAGACCTGCCGGCTGCACATGCTGAAACACCTGGCCGGGAATTCCGCCTGGAGAAATGCCGCCTGAAGGAGATAGCCACAGACAGGGAATGGGGCCGCAAGGCCCTGTTTCTCTCCTTGTATACTTACTTGCTATTCTCTGTCTTTAGAGTGATATATGTACATGCCAAAAGGCAAAGGTACACAATCACAAGGAGGAAAACAAAATGACAAAGATGGAAATGCTGGAAAGATTCTACGAACGGCACGAGGAACTGGAAAGAAAGTTTGATGCAGCAGAAAAAGCCGGAGATACCAAGGCCATGGACGCCTGCCAGGATTCCCACCAGGATCTTCTCCAGGAAGTTCGGGTGGAAGGGGAAGCCTTCGGAGACATGATGCGGCTTTACAGCGAAATGAAACAGCAGGGGAACAGCCGGATTGACCTTTCCGGAATTTACCGGAAGCCGGAAGAAGTGATCAGGATCTTCCGGGAATTTGGGGTGGCCGAATTCACCTTCTCCTCCACCTGGTCCAGCGCCATCCAGGTTTCCTGGGCCTTCACCCAGATGGGATGCACCCTGAAAGGCATGACCGAAGTCCACGGATCCAAACGGGATTTCCAGACCGGCGAATACGAAAAAGTCCCCGCCTTCCTCTTCAGCCTTTGAGAAACGGGGATAAACAAGGAGCCTGCAGGCTCCTTTTCTTATGGGTATTTTCTATGAAAGGAGGGAGGCCCCATGCGGAAACTTAAAAAGTACAAGCCCACCAAATTCAAAGCCAAAACGTCCACCTATAACAAGGAACTGGCAGATTACGCCGTAGCCTTCATCGAGAGCCTGTGCCACACCAAGGGGACCTGGGCCGGCCATCCTTTCGAACTGATTGACTGGCAGGAACAGATTATCCGAGATCTGTTCGGGACGGTAAAGCCCAATGGCTATCGGCAGTTTAACACGGCTTATATCGAGATCCCCAAGAAGCAGGGAAAGCAGCTGGCCCTTGATACGCCGATCCCGACTCCTGATGGCTGGAAGACCATGGGAGAACTTACGGTGGGAGACCGGGTATTTGATGAAACGGGAACCCCTTGCCATATCGTGGCCAAAAGCGCGGTGGATGACACGGAACAGGCCTATCGCCTGACCTTCCGGGACGGTTCCTCCATTGTGGCCGGAAAGCGCCATTTGTGGGATGTGGAATACATTCACGGGAAACGGAAGAAAAAGGAATGGACCACAGGAGAGATCTATAAAAAGGTCAGGGCATACAGAGAACGTTTTACAGGAACCCCCGAAGCGCGTCGGTCCTTAATCCGAATCCCCGTTGCCAGCCCTCTGCAGACGCTTCCCGCACAGTTCCCCCTTGATCCGTACCTTTACGGATACTGGCTGGGGAATGGATGTGCCAACGAACCCTGCATCACCATCCGGACAGAGGACGTGGAAGAAGTCCTGTCCCATATTCCTTATGAAACGCATAACCGCTATCCACAGAAGTGCGGCGGGAGCGATGTGGTGTATTTTGATGAATTGCGGGACATCCTCGTACCGACCTTCCGGGATAAAAGGATCCGTCCGGAATATCTTCGGGCATCCGAGGCACAGCGCTGGCGACTTCTCCAGGGCCTTGTGGATTCTGACGGGAGCATCGGGGACAAAAAAGCACAGAGTACCTATACCAGCACGATCAGGCAGCTTGCCCTTGATGTGCGGGAACTGCTCTGGAGTCTTGGCATCAAGAACGCCATGACGGAAGGGCCTTCCCTGCGGTATGGCAAACCCACCGGGGAAACGCTCTATGTCATCCGGTTCACTTCATTTTCTGACCAACCGACATCACAACTGAAAAGAAAAAGCAGCCGGAAGAGGGAACGTGTGAAAAAGACACGCTCCCTTTTCCATTATCTGGAGAGCATCGAGCCGATGAAGGAAAAAGTCCCCATGCAGTGCATCCAGGTGGACAGCCGGAGCCATTGCTACCTTGCAGGGCGGTCTTTTATACCGACCCATAACAGTGAGCTGGCCGCAGCTGTGGCACTCCTGCTCTGTTGCGGGGACGGGGAAGAAGGGGCCGAAGTCTATGGCTGTGCCGCAGACCGGCAGCAGGCCTCCATCGTTTTTGAAGTAGCGGCCGATATGGTCCGGATGTGCCCGGCTCTCAGCAAGCGGGTCAAGATCCTGTCTTCCCAGAAGCGGATGGTGTTTCGTCCCACCAACAGCTTCTACCAGGTTTTGTCTGCAGAAGCTTACTCCAAGCACGGGTTCAACATCCATGGGGTGGTGTTTGATGAGCTCCACACCCAGCCCAACCGGGAACTATTCGACGTGATGACTAAAGGTTCCGGGGATGCCCGGATGCAGCCTCTGTACTTCCTCATTACCACAGCAGGGACGGATACCCACAGCATCTGCTACGAAGTCCACCAAAAGGCCATGGATATCCTGGAAGGGCGGAAGCATGATCCCACCTTCTACCCGGTGATTTACGGGGCTGCGGAACAGGATGACTGGACCGACCCGAAGGTGTGGAAGAAAGCCAATCCTTCCCTGGGGATCACCGTGGGAATCGACAAAGTGAAGGCCGCCTGTGAATCCGCCAAAGAGACACCCAGCGAAGAGAATGTGTTCCGTCAGCTGCGGCTGAACCAATGGGTGAAGCAGTCTGTTCGGTGGATGCCTATGGACAAGTGGGATGCCTGTGCTTTCCCGGTGAGGGAGGAGGATCTGGAAGGACGGATCTGCTACGGCGGCCTGGACCTTTCCAGCACCACGGACATTACCGCCTTCGTGCTGGTGTTCCCTCCTTTGGACGACCAGGACAAGTACTGCATCCTGCCGTACTTCTGGCTGCCAGAAGAAACCCTGCCCCTTCGGGTAAAGCGGGACCATGTGATGTATGACATCTGGGCCCAGCAGGGATTCATCCAGACAACCGAAGGCAATGTCATCCACTACGGGTATATTGAAAAGTTCATCGAGAAGTTGGGTGAACGGTTCAATATCCAGGAAATCGCCTTTGACCGATGGGGCGCGGTACAGATGGTTCAGAACCTGGAGGGGATGGGCTTTACCGTAGTTCCCTTCGGACAGGGATTCAAGGACATGAGCCCTCCTACCAAGGAGCTTATGAAGCTCACGCTGGAGCAGCGAATTGCTCATGGAGGGCATCCAGTCCTTCGATGGATGATGGATAACATCTACATCCGGAGGGATCCGGCCGGAAACATCAAGGCGGATAAGGAAAAGTCCACGGAAAAGATAGACGGGGCCATTGCCACCATCATGGGCCTGGATCGGGCCATTCGGTGTGGGAACAATGCTCACGAAAGCGTCTACGATTCCCGGGGACTGCTTTTTGTATAGAGAAAAGCCCTGCTCGTTGTGAGTAGGGCTTACGTTTAGAAATTGATTTCGTTCGTGTTCCAGTAATAAATCATTTGTCAAGGCCGGGTTCAATTTGACCCATTTGGCCGGTTAAAAGTGACCCAATAAAACGGTAAATTCAATGTTTCTTC